CAATTTCTTTTTTATGATGTTCTGCATATTCTTCTAAATCATGCAATTCACCTTCAATATGACGACGACGTTGTGGGGAAATATTTGGATTTTGAAGCTCTTCTTTGTCTGCTTCAATATGTTTTTCTATACTGTCCATTTTAGTTACTTCCGTATACAATTATTTAGTGCCATGATTTGATGCTCTATCCTTGAGACCATACGAGTCTCTCATTAGTCTGAGAGTTGTTGTAAATCTTCCATTAGTTCCAACAGTAGTGTCATACGTATGTGTTACTTCTTTTATCAAATATAATCCGCTAGATTCTTTATCATATGGTTCATCTTTTGCTAAAATATTTGGCAATTTACTCTGCAATCTAATATCAATTTTATCTCCTGCACAAATATCTGGATTTCCTGGAATTACAATAGTACATTGTTGATTATTTAACAATTGATATCTTGCAATAGATTGTGCAGAATAATATTTTTGCCAATCTGCAAATTTAGTTGGTGATTTTGATCCATCTTTAGGTTCAGGTGAAGCTGGTTCTGCATCATTATACCAAGTTTCATGGTCTAGCAAAACTGAAATAATTCTTGATGGATAATCAGATAATTCAATTTGATTTGATGGAATTAAATTTATACTTTCTTGACCACCAAGATGTGCCATATTGTCATAAGTTTCTTTTATTCTATAAACATATTCTTCATATTGCCCTGTTGAGTGGTTAAAGAAAGTGATTAATGAAGAATACTTACCTCTTCTTAATGAAGAAAGTAAATCAAGTTCTGAACCAAATACAGATTGATAAATTACAAATCTATCATCAGCACCATCATCTTGATTACCAACTTTTTCAATATATGGACCCCATGATGGTAGATCTAAATTTTTTGATTTTAAATTACTATTATCGTCTGCACATAAAGAATCAACTGCAAAAAAATTATAACCTCTTATTGTTTCCCAGAAAAAGAATCCAGCACTTCCTTTTATACTTTGAGAACTATTCGCTTTTGATATATTTTTATCTTTTGATTGTTCGTATTTTGCTTGTGGAGAAACACTTTTTATCGCTAATTTAGAAATTAAATCAAACACTCTTTGTCTATTAGGTGCCATCTTAACTTCAAATAAAGATGGTTCACTAAAAAATTCTTTATCTGTAGATAAATTTTCTTTTAAAAGATTATTAATAATTTTATCAGGATTTCCCTGTAGATTTTTAGTAACTCTTGCAATTTCATTATTAAGAGCTTCTAGAGATACTAATCCAAGTGTGTATGCTTGTTTTTGATTTTGAGCAAATCTATTACCAACTTTCCAAATAACTAAAGAATAAGTAAGAGATTCATTTATATTTGTAACAACTTCAATTTCAACAAGTTCTGCACCTTGAATGGGAAGACCTTGTAGCAAACCACCACTATCAACAACTTCCATAGTTGCTGATAAAAATGGAGATGTAATACTTTCAACATAACTAAAAGAATTTATAAGTTGCTTTATTTGAATTGGTTTACCACCACCAACTGGATATATCTTTACTCCTTTGAGTTGAAAGTCTGTATTAGATCCAAATTGTGCCATTATCCTATAGTCCTCAAATCCATATTACTGAATGAAGATGTTCCTGTCTCTACTAGAGCAATACCAAAAGGAACATTTGTAGGAGCATTTCCTCCATTAGAACTACCACCATTCATATTAGTAATATTATTAATAATTGTTGTTCCTGCTCCACCAACAGATGATGCCATAGCAATTTCTGTTGATTTGGCATTTACTGCAGTTGATGAAGTATCTCCAAGAGGAGAGATGCTCTCAGTTTCTGCTTGTTGTATGAATGAATCTATAACTCCAGAATTTTTTCCCTCAGATGTACTAAGTCTAGTTCCACCAAACATTCCACCTGCTCCTTTGTAAAGATCCCATCCATTTGTGGTTTTTACTGCATGGTATTTTTCACCATTATGAACAAAATGGATAGATTCTCCAGATTTTTTACCAAAGTTTCTAGAAATACCTTGTGATGCATCTGTTTGTCTTCTATCAGATTCTGCAGAATCTGATATATCAGATTCTGGTGGTTTATTCAATTGCACTTTTTCTTTTTGCAATGCTTCGGCAATAGTTTCTGGACTAATACTAGCTTGGTTCCCAGCGCCTTTGTAATCCTTATACAAACTCTCACCTTTTTTAATATCTACCGCAGGTATTCCTGGTCCATAAGATCCAGCTTTCATGTCGTATGGAACACCAACCGATGCAAATTCTGCCGCTAATGCCAGTTGTGCTTTTTCTAGAGACGATCCTTCAACTCCCTTTAAAAACTTTCCAACATCTGGTCTCTTAAGATTAACTGTATATTCCCTAAACTTATCTTGAGTTTCTTCATTAAAAACATCACCCCTACCAATTCCCATTTGTTTCACAAATCCTTTCATCGTGTCTGGGATAATCTGATATTTACCAACAGCAAAAAGACTTCCAGATGACTGAGCATCCATAATTTCACCAACCGTCATCTGCGAAATTGGTTTTGGTGGTGTATATCCTGCCTGACTTCCAGCAATTCCAGTATTATAAGAATTTATACCACCCTCCCCACCAGAAATTGTAGAAAATAAATCATTTCCCACTTTTGCTTTTGGAGTGTCTCCAGTTGAAGAATTTGGAGGGTTATTTGGAGTTTTATCATTATCTTTATCTTTAAAAAATTTACCAATTAAAGGAAGTTCTGATAAAAATTCTTTAAATCCTGTCCACCATTTTTCCCATCCATTTTGGTTTTCATAATATTGAGTCATTCCCTCTGCTTGAAGTTTAGCAAATTCTCTTTTATTTTTCTTTTGTGCTTCTAAAATTCCTTCTCCAAACTGCAAAAAAGTTTTTTTACCTTTAGAACCTTCTAATGGAAAAACACCTTCTCTACCCTTCTCACCAATAATTGCATTTGTAGGACTATCAACAATACCTCCATCTGCCATCATTGTCATATCTCTAGCAGCTAGAGCAGCATCAATACCAATAGATCCAGCAGTTCCAATGCCAGGAACAGTAGATGCAGCACCAGATGCTAATTCAAGACCAGCGCCAAGAAAATCTCCCTGCATTGCTCTCTGAGCAGCAAATACAGCACCAAGACCTAATCCAACTAGTGGAATTTTCTTACCTAAACTCTTAGCAATTGCACTGCCAGCAATTTTTCCTGCTGATTTTGCTCCAAGTTTAGCACCTACTCTTTTTCCAAGTCCACCCATCATTTTACCACTAAGAGCGGCACCTAGTCTTGTTCCAGTTCTTGCAGCACCTCGTTTAGTAGCAGATCCTAGCAACGCTTTAGTCATTGCTTTGCCGCCAATGCCCATGCCTGGACCACCGCCTCCTCTAGACCCTCCCATAGCGTTTGTAGCGCCGCTCAAGAGGCGTTGGTAAGGCGTATTGCCTGATAAATCTGCTCCCATCTCAAGAGCACTCTCTTCACTAGCCGCCTTTGCTTGCCTAGCAAGTTTTTCTGCTTGTTGCTGCTGTGTTGAAGCAATTAATTTTTGCTGCTGTGTCTGTTCCTTTGTAGCAGCAACCAAACTCATCGTAACAAACGTTAGTCTGTCAATCGCTTGAACTACCTCACCAGATCCACCACCCATACCATCATCAACGGCATTAAGGCGTTTGACAAACATATCACTATTACTTGAGTCTCTTTCAACACCAAGACTTGTGGCAGAAATATCAACAATGCTATTATCAACAAAACCTTCTGATGTTAGACGTTTTTTTGGAAAAATTTCAGAAGTATCATTATCAATAACATCTGGATTGATTGCCATTGGTCCACCAGGAAGCGACCTCTGCAGAGAAGATCCACTAAGCATCTTCTGCAATGAAGATCCTGGAAGTGTTTTTTGATCATTTAATACATTTACTTTCGCGGCAACCAAGTCCGCTACTTTTTCTTTTTTCTCTCTATTATCTAAGTATTTTTTTACAGCATTTATTACTTTACCAAGATAATCTACCTCACCTCTCGTGTCTTGATATGATAGAAATCCGCTTGCCATTATCGTTTTGCTGCTTCTTGTGCTTGTTTGACTTGTTCTAGATATTGCATCAAAAGACTAGTATAAACTTGTCTTTCCCAAGGTATCATGCTTTCAATTTCACTCAAGCTATATTTATGATGTTGCATCAAAGCAAAGTTAGTTTTATAGTACCCTTCCAAAGTATTATGGAAGAGTGCTATCCGAAAAAATTTGATAACCCCGCAATAGTAAATTCTGATACTTCTCCAGTATTGGGATTTTTGACTGCAAATTTATGTTCTAGTCTAGGAGTGCTTTCAAAGAATTTTTGAATTTTTTCAAATTGACTATTTGTAAGATTTTCCACAAATTCAACAAATTCTTTTTTTGAAGTTGTTGAACTATCATAAACGTCTTCAGCATCAAATATTTGATCAATGCAATTTGCAATAATTTCAACAACACTATCAGAAGTTGGTGATTTTCCCATAACAGATCCACTAATAAATTCAGACCAAGATGGGTATTGCATAATTACACCAAGTTTATCAGAAAGCATGATTTTGCTATCATGACCCTCTGGTTTATTAACTTTCACTTCAGACAAATTTAAATTATATCGAACTTGCGTTTTATTATCATCTTTGCAAGTTACTTTCATTTCAATAATTTCGCCAATTGATACTGCACGAATTTGAAGGAAAATATATTCTAAATCAAATATTGCAAGATTTTCTATTTTTATCCTACTTTGAATGCAATTTTTTAATAAACTTTTGACAGAATCTTCAATTTGTTTATCGTCATTTGTCTCTAACGCCAATAAAAGAAGTTTTTCTTCTTTTACAACAAATGGACGATATTTGATTTTTTTGCCATTAGATGGAATTTCCAACTCATAGGTTGGAAGCACAACTTGTGGTAATGCCATTATGTTTAGACCAGATCATATGTATATTTAGCGCGACTTTTTTGACCAAAAATTAGCGGAAAAAATTTTCCCAGTTTTATGGAATTGAAAAGTCAATTTTGAATTAGTGCTTTATCTTGAACTGCAGTAAAATCACGATTGATAGTGTAGTGCCTTTGATACTTAAATTGTGCTGTTACTTTTGTAATCTGGGATGATCCAAACTGAAGTGGAACAGCATCAATAGCATATGGATAAGATCTCTCCATAACATAGGTAATTGGTCGTCTTTGAGTAGTTGATTCTGGTCCAGATTCTGTTTTTGTTATTTTTATAGTGCTAACATAATCATCCATATACGCTAACCTAGTCGGCCGATCTTCAAGAATATTTTCTCTTCCCCCAATCACAGGAAATTCATTAAAAATAGAACTATGCCAAAAATTCAATCCTTTTAAAATAGATAAGTTAGCATCTAACATAAAAGAAAGTTGGAATTCAGTAAAAACTCTGGTATGTGGATAATCTACAGATCCTAAACCTAGATAAAGACCATTTTGTGTTCCAGTGGCAGTGTTTATATTTGGTAATTGCGCTTCATCACAAAAATATTCAATCTCATCAGATTCAAAATAAGACGTGGCAGGTCCTTCAAAACTAACAACAAAATTATTGCTAAATGACATTCCGCCACCTGCAGATACCCTTGATAAAAATCTGTTGATAGACACACTAAATACCTATGTTGGTCCAACTATATTTATGGCATACTCTGGATTGTATAAACCCATCAATCCTGGGAAGTATCGTGGAAATCCAACTCGTGTTATCTATAGATCATTATGGGAACGAAAGTTCATGGTGTTCTGTGATAATAATCCGTCAATAATAGAGTGGGGGAGCGAAGAGGTAATTATACCCTATCGTGCTCCCGATGGTAGAGTGAGGAGATACTTTCCAGACTTTTATATCAAAGTTCGTGAAAAGACTGGTGCTATCACCAAATATATTATTGAGATTAAACCCAAGAAACAAACTACACCCCCGAATGACAAAAACAAAAAAACTGCTGCCTATCGT